CGGTGCTCCGGCGTGGCCTTCTCACCCGATCTATCCGGGTGGCCCGCCTCCGGGTCCTTCGCAGGGTCCGGGCTTCCCGTCTCACCCGATCGTCATTCCTCCGGGTTCTGGTGGCCAGCCCCCGACCGTGTGGCCGGGACCGGGCGCGCCCACCCACCCCATCGTGATCCCGCCGGACGCGGTCTCTCCAGGCGTGCCCTCCCATCCGATCTATCTTCCTCCGATCGCTTCGGTTGGTCCTGGCTTCCCGACCAATCCGATCGCTCCGGGTGGTCCTCCGCCGCAAGTTTGGCCTGGGCCGGGTTATCCGTCTCACCCGATTGCTCCGGGTGGCCAGCCTCCGGGGATTTGGGGCGGTGGCAATGTGCCTATGCCGACACCTCCGATCTACATTGGGTTGCCTCCGGGTGAGGAGTTGCCGCCGGAAGGGAATGGCAATTCGCCGACCCATCCGATCTATCTTCCGCCGGTCAATCCGGATGGGAATAACGTGTTGGCCCACGTCTACATCGCCGGCTACGGCGGGTGCTGGTTCTTGATAGACGCGGCGGCTCCTTCGCAGCCGCCTGCTCCGCAGCCGAAGAAGTAAGCGAGTTACCGCGCGGCTGAGGGTCAGCACGAAGCAACGTGCTTCAAACTGTCGGGGCGACTGTAAGCGCCCGGCCCTCACCACGACCACACCGGAGATCGAACATGAACGCTCCAGCTCCATTCATTCGCTACAAGCAGCAAGAGCCCACGCTGGATTTGCCTCGAGGCAATCTGTTCCGGAGGATGCTCACGGCCAAGGCCGTGGCCATGATCAAGAAGCAATCGATCGATCTGACGGCTCTGGAGATGTGGCCGAACGACCGAGAGTTGCACGTGGCGATCAAGGCCGCCTCCGCGCCGGCGATGACCTCGGTCCCGGGCTGGGCCGCAGAGTTGGCCCAGCGAGTGGTCGCGGATACCGTCTCCGCGCTGGGTCCCTACTCCGCCGGAGCTCAACTGCTCGGCGATGCTCTGCTGCTGAGTTGGGATGGGGCCGGAGCCATCGGAGTGCCCGGGTTCGTTGCGTCGGCCAACTACGCTTCGTTCGTTGCCGAGGGCGATCCCATTCCTGTCCGTCAGTTCGCCAACGCCTCCAAGGACGTGCTGCCTCACAAGCTGGCCAGCATCGCCGTGCTGACCAGGGAGATGATGGAGAGCTCGAACGCAGAGGCGCTGATCGGTGACACCCTGATCAGGTCGGCCGGGCTCGCATTAGATGCGGTGCTGTTCGGTAGTGCAGCGGCCTCCGCCGCACAACCCGCCGGTTTGCGCAACGGCATCGCTGCATCGACACCCAGTGCCAACGCCGATCCTTACTTCGCTTTCTTCGAGGACATCAACACACTCATCTCCGCCGTGGGTCAGGTCGGAGGCAGGGGTCCGTTCTACGTGATCGGCTCGGCAGGAATGGTGGCTGGCGTGTTCCTTCGCGCCGGACAGAACGCCATCATCATACCACTGATGACCTCCGCGGCAGGCAATGACTTGATCGCGGTCGCGGCCAATGCCGTCGCCGCTGCGTTCTCGCCAACTCCGGACATGGAGACGGCCAACACCGGCGCGTTGGTGATGGATACGGCTCCCGGAGCGGCGGGCAGCATGGGCCCGGAGCGGAGCCTGTACCAGACGGACAGCTTGGCGATCAAGATGCGGTGGCCAGTGAGCTGGGTCTTGCGCGATGCTCGCGGCGTGGCATGGCTCACACCGACTTGGAAGTGAGGTCGTCATGCGAGAAGCCCTCGAGACTTATGACGATGGGCTCCCGGAGTTGGACCCCATCATCACTTACGAAGTGACTGACTACGGTTGGCGAGGCTTGACCGGCCAAGGCGAGGTCTATGAGGTCAAGAGCAGCAACGGTCATAAGGCGGAGGTCCCGTCCTCGATCCTGGTGGCCTTTCGCGGTCAGCCCGTCGGTCGTCGCAGGGTGACCAATGATTTGAATGCGAACATCGACGACTATCTGCTTCACTTCAATCGCGTGGTTGAGTTGTACAAGAGCAACCGCATCGAAGACGCACTGATGGAAGCTGAGCTCACTCTCCTGGCCGCGCCCACGCTGAGGGCCAAGTTCAACCGCAGCATGGTGTTGTTGGCTGCTGGTCGTTGGCGTGAGGGTCTCTCCGAGTATTGGGAGTGCGAGCAGAGCAAGCCGTTCATGAGACCTCCGGTCGAGCAGGCGCTCAAGCTCGGCCTCCGGCCGTGGAGGGGCGAACCGTTGACCGGGAAGCGACTGCTGTTGCTCCACGCTCATGGCTTCGGTGACACGCTGATGATGCTGCGATACGTCAGGGGCATGAGCAAGACGGTCATGGTGATGCCTCCGGAGCTGACCCGGCTGGCCAGACAGTGCGGACCGGTGGTCGAGGAGCCGATTGATTGCGACTTCTTCTGTCCGATCCTCCACCTGCTCTACGTGCTGGGCGTCAACCCGGCTGAGGTCTCCGGCGCTCCGTACCTATCCTCCGAGCTCGCCTCTACAAACGATTGGCATTTGAAGCTGGGCCAGAAGAAGCGAAAGAGGATCGGGCTGGCGTGGTCCATCGGGAAGCCCAGTGACGGAGACTACCCCAGAGAGATCGTGTTGGAGAGGTTGGTTGAGCGTCTGGGCAATGCGGAGCTTCACAGCGTACAGGTCCAGGGTGAGCAAGAGGCGACGTGGTGCGGGGTCGCCCACCATCAGCTCACCGACTTCGCGGACTGCGCAGGATTGATGAGGGCCATGGACGAGATCATCAGTGTCGATACGGCGGCGCTCCACTTGGCTGGAGCGATCGGCCATCCCAAGGTCACTGGTCTACTCTCGTACTGGTCGAGTTGGAGATGGCATGCCAAATGGTACGACAACGTAAAGCTGGTAAGACAGACCTCTACCGGGGATTGGGCCAGCGCGCTGGCTCAGCTCTGAAGCGGGTCTCCGTCGTTCCTGCTCAGGTCAGGGCCGGCTTCTTTAGCAAGTATCTCAACCAGCGCGAGACCTCCATCCTAATCGATCTGGTCAGGAGCGTCTCGCCCAAGGTCATGATTGAGTTTGGGTGCAACGTTGGGATCACCGCCAAGCGGGTGCTGGAGAACGTGCCCACGCTGGAGCGATACGTCGGTGTCGATGTGGACCCGGATCACGTCCCGACGCTGAGCTGTCAGCTCTCCGAGGTCCCGGAGCGAGCCGGAGCCTACGCCGCCGATGACCAGAGGTTCTATCTGCTGACCCAACCCTCGCTGGAGCTGGAAGCTGATGACCTCGAGAAGTGTGAGGCCGTGTTCATAGATGGAGACCACAGCGACGCTGTCGTGAGCCACGAGAGTATGCTGGCCATGGAGTTGGTTCGTAAGGGTGGGATCATCGTTTGGCACGACTATGGCAATCCGTCCGTTGAGGTCACCAGAGTGCTCGAGCGGTTCGGAGGCACGTGGCCGATCACGTCCGTTGATGGATCGTGGTTGGCGTTCATGAGGACCTGAGAGGAGAACAGATCATGCCCTTCGCTGTTGTAGATGGACCGACCATCCCCGCCGGTCAATCCCTGTCCAACTCGGCTAACTGCTCCGCCGGGTCGATCCTTCGTATCACCGTGCCCCAGGAGTACACCGAGGCGAGCCTGACCTTCCAGGTCTCCACCGACGGCAAGTTCTTCAACGATCTGTATGACGCCGAGGGTAATGTGGTCGAGATCGTGGCCACACCGGACAGCTCGATCGTCCTGAAGGAGGAGTGGGTGAGGTTCATTCCGTTCATCAAGTTCAGGTCGGGCACCAGAGACGCCCCGGTCGAACAGGCGAAGGATTGCAAGTTCGCGATCGCGCTCCATACTTGAGGAGACCTCAGATGCTGATGAAACGCAACAAGCAGGTCCCAGACCCAAGCGAATACGACGACGACGAGGAAGACGAGTTTATCAGTGATTGCGTGGATGAGCTCGGCAATGAGGACGTCTGTCAGATGCTGTGGGATGACCGGGCCGCCAGCGGGGTCAAGTACAAGACCCACGCCGAGAAGGTCAGTGGGATGGAGTTCATCTTGTCCGATGAGACGCCGGACAGATTAGACGATGTGATCATGTCCGATGGATGGGAGCTCAAGGCGTTCAAGAAGAACCCCATCGCTCTGTTCGGACACAACAGCACTTTCCCGATCGGCAAATGGTCCAACGTGCGGGTCGAGAATAAGCAGCTCCGGGGTCACCTCGAGCTCGCTCCAGAAGGCACTAGCCAGAGGATCGATGAGATCAGGAGACTGATCGACGCGGACATCCTCAAGGCAGTGTCGGTCGGTTTCAAGCCGATCGAGGTGAAGGATAGAGACGGCTCCGAGTGGGGCAGTGTCTACGTCAAGTGCGAGCTAGTGGAGACCAGTGTGGTTTCGGTTCCTGCGAACCCGAACGCACTGGCTGTGGCCAAGAGCTTGAACATCTCACCTGAGACAATCGATCTAGTCTTCGCCGGGCAAGGCAATGGAGACCGGATCAAGCGTCGAGGGTTCAACGGCGGGCACGCCAAATCAAATAGCAACGGAAGGGTCAGACAAATGTCTACCTTGGCTCAACGTATCACGACCCTGGAGGAGCAGATCAACTCCAAGCGTGATAGTCTTCAAGATCACGTCGACAAGATGGACGACACCAACGTCAGCAACGCTGATATGGAGATCGCCCAGAAGCTCAAGGAGGACCTCATTCGCCTCGAGCAAACTCACGGCATGCTCGTTGATAGCGAGAAGCTGCTGGGCAAGACCACCACTGGAAACGGGGAGCATCAGCCCAATCCTCGCGGGCGATCGCTGGTCCCGTCTAACGGAGAGCGGGTGGCTGCTCCCGCGGTGATCGTCAATCGTACCAAGGATAGCCTCGATCTGGTGGAGCTGGTGGTCAGGGCAGGCACCCTGGCTTACTTCTCCAAGGGTTGGGGTCGTACCATCGAGGACACCCGCAACAAGATCGCAGAGCGTTATCCGGAGTATAAGGATGATGCGGCCAAGCTGATCGCTGAGCTGGTGCTTCGTTCGGCAACGGCGCCGGCCATGACCTCGGTCACGGGTTGGGCTCAGGAGCTGGTCCAACAGACCTACGCTGCCCTGATGCCGCTGCTGATGCCCAAGGCGATCCTCACTCGTCTCGCGACGAAAGGGTTGGCCCTGAGCTTTGGGACCGCCGGCAAGATCGTCATTCCTACTCGCTCTCGCACGCCCAGCCTCGCTGGTTCGTTCGTGGGTGAGGGTCTGGCTATCCCGGTCCGTCAGGGTGCGTTCACCAGCCAGACGCTCACTCCGAAGAAGATGGCAGTGATCACCACGTGGACCCGGGAGATGGACGAGCACTCCATCCCGGCGATCGAGGGTCTCCTGAGGGAAGCCATCCAGCAGGACACCACGGTGGCAGTCGATACGGTGCTGATCGATGCTAACCCGGCGACCACGATCCGGCCCGCCGGTCTGCTCAACGGTGTGGCCTCCACGACCCCGACCGCCGGTGGTGGTATCGCGGGCCTGGTCGGAGACATCTCTGCTCTGATCAATGCCATCTCCACCAGCACTTACGGCAACGTTCGCAATTTGGTCTGGCTCGCCAACCAGACCGATATGCTGCGTGCCTCGCTGCTCAACGTGAACGGCATCTTCCCGTTCCGCGATGAGATCAGGGGCGGGAGCCTCAACGGCATCCCGATCATCGATAGTGCCACCATCGCAGCCAAGACCTTGATCCTGGTCGACGCTGCTGACTTCGTGGTGGTTGGTGGCGACGCTCCTCGCATGGAGATGAGCGATCAGGCCACCCTGCACATGGAGGATACCAACCCGCAAGAGCTGGTCGCCTCTCCGAGCACTGTGGCGGCTCCTCAGCGCTCTCTGTTCCAGACCGACAGCCTCGCGCTTCGCATGGTGCTCCCGCTGAATTGGGTGCAGCGTCGCGCAGGTACGGTGGCCTGGACCCAGAACGTCACTTGGTAGTCGTAGAGTTGCAGAACCCGCCGGCCTGCCGGGAGTTACGGGGAACGCAAGAGCGGCCTAGCCGACGATCCGAAAACTCCGGGGAGGCTAGGCGCTCCCATCTATGAGGAAAGGACTATAAAATGTCGACTAAATATGCAGACGATCCAGCGACCGAGCATGCTCGCAAGCAACTCGAGATCGACCGGAAGGTCACTGAGCGATCACGCACCGAGTACGCGGAGCGTGCGAAGGGCAAGCCAACTCCTACGCAAGAGGAGCTGGACATGTCCATGCTTGGCGCCCACATCCTAGAGCACGAGGACGACGGCGGTGGGCCCGATCCCAATGATCCGGTTCATCGGGAGCACACCCAGACCAGGCACATGGAGAGTGGCGGCGGAAGTCGACCGCAATCCTACGCGACCAGGCAGCAGCACTCCAAGACCGAGTGATCTAGATGGTTGGATTGGTCGCTAGGTTCAGGGCAGTCATGAAAGCGGTCGAGGGCAGCTTCCGCCCTGGACCGTACTATCTGCCCATCACCGGGGGATGGCTTCCTGCTGGTGCGGCGGCCAATTGGTGGCAGCAAGGTTACGACCCTATCTACGCTTCCACCTGTTCGGCGATGGTCGAGGCTTGCGTCTCGGCTTATGCGCAAACTGTCGCTATGTGCCCGGGTGATCACTGGCGAATGAATGACAAGGGTGGGCGGGACAGAGTTAAGACCTCTGCTCTCGCCCGCGCCCTCCGCCATCCCAACGACTACCAATCGATCAGCGACTTTCTGTTGAATATGGTCAGGAGCCTGTACCTGACTGGCAACGCCTATGCTCTGGCTCTGCGTAACAATCGTTACGAGACCGAAGAGCTTCACATCATGAACCCGGACATGAGCTATCCTCGCATAGCTGAGACTGGGGACGTGTTCTATTGGCTCGGCGGCAATGACGTTGTGAGCAAGAGGTTCGGCGAGGAGTACCTGGTCGTGCCCATGCGCGACGTGCTCCACATCAGGCTCCATACGGAGCGTAAGCGATACCCGGTCCCGCTGGTGGGTGAGAGCCCGATCGTGGCCACCTATGGGGACCTCGCGGTCACTTCGGCCATCTCCAAGCAACAGGCCGCGTTCTACATGAACGAGGCCAGACCATCGGCAGTGCTCTCTACCGACCTCGTGCTGGATAAGGATCAGGTCCAAGCTCTGCGCGATCGCTGGAACGAGCAGGTCAAGGGTCTCAATCAGGGTGGTACTCCGATCCTCACTGCCGGCTTGAAGGTCCAGCCCTGGGCCACCGCAGGCAAGGACGCAGCCACGGCGGATATCCTCAAGCTCTCCAATGAGCAGATCGCCTTGGCCTTCCGGGTGCCCCTCCAAATCCTCGGCATCGGTGGTGCTCCATACGGCAGCGCTGAGTTGCTGATGCAGAGCTGGATCGCCAGCGGCCTTGGGTTCTGCCTCAACCACATTGAAGAGGCGTTCGGCCTTCACTTCAATCTCAAGGGTCAGCCTGATGAGTATGTAGAGTTCGATACCGCCGCGCTGCTTCGCTCTGCATTCAAGGATCGCATCGACGCTCTGGCCAAGGGAGTGATCGGTGGCATCCTAGCGCCCAATGAAGCTCGTAACTCCGAGGGTTACGATAAGGTGCCGTTCGGAGATGAGCCCAGGGTTCAGCAGCAGGTCGTTCCGTTGAGCGCTGCCGAAAAAATTCCTCCGGCTCCTCCGGCTCCTCCGGCTCCCGGTCCCCAAGACGCCAAGCCGCCGACGGACGGGAAGCCTCCGCCAACCGATGGCGAGAAGCCAAAGCCACCCGAGAAGGGTAACGATGATGACATCCAACGGGAAGTCAGAAACCTACTTAGGCTCACCGAGCGAGTTGGACGACGGCGGAAATATTCTGCTTGATGCGTGGCGGATCGCACTTGCGGAGACGCTGGACGACCAGAAGGTGGAGTGGGAGCGCCACGTCAAGTTGATGGAGGCCCAGTCCGAGGCTGTCATCGCCCGCACGATGGCTCGCTTGGTCTCGTTGGACGAGCAGATCAGGGTCACTCTGGCCGGGTTCGATGAGCAGATCAGGATCAGGTTGGCTGCACTGAAGGATGGTCCTCAGGGTGAGATCGGTGAGCAAGGAGAACGAGGTGAACGAGGAGAACGAGGTGAGCCAGGTGAGATCGGTGCCAAGGGAGAGCGCGGTGACCCCGGTGAGCGAGGCGAGCAAGGAGAGCGTGGTGACCCAGGTGACAAGGGCGAGCGCGGTGACCCGGGTGAGCGAGGAGCTCAAGGCGAGGCGGGCGATAGAGGCGACAAGGGCGAAGCAGGCGTACCCGGAGAGAAGGGCGACGCAGGACCTCAGGGCGAGCGCGGTGACCAGGGAGAACCCGGAGAGGATGGGGTCAACGGCGAGCGTGGTGAGCAGGGTGAGAAGGGCGAGCGAGGTGATGTCGGGCCAGCTGGCGATCGTGGTCCCGAAGGGCCCGAGGGACAACCGGGGAAACAGGGCGATCCTGGTCCCCGCGGTGAGCAAGGTGAACGTGGCTTCACAGGAGTTGGAGGCGAGAATGGCCAAAAAGGTGAAAAAGGCGAGCAAGGTGAAAAGGGCGACAGCGGCTCTCAAGGTGAGCGCGGTGAAAAGGGCGAACCCGGTGAGATCGGAGCAACGGGCAAGGATGGTGCAACGGGGCCGACAGGGCTCCTGAGGGAAGTCAAAGCGTACGTGGAGAATGCGGTCCACTATCGCAGCGAGCTGGTCACCCATCAGGGCGGGACCTATCAAGCTAAATGCGATACGGCTCGCACTCCTCCGCACGAGGACTGGGTGTGTTTGGCAGCTCCAGGTCGCAACGCATCCAGTCCTCAGGTTCGAGGCACTTGGCAGGAGAACCCAGACCAGCCCTACAGGCACCTCAACATGGTTGCGCTCAACGGCTCCGGCTTCATCGCCAGACGCGACGATCCAGGACCGTGTCCCGGAGAGGGCTGGCAATTGATCGCGTCGTGCGGCAAGCCTGGCAAGCCAGGGCTGAAGGGAGAGCGCGGAGATCGAGGAGAGCCTGGAGAGAAGGGCGAGCGTGGTCTACCCGGCCGTGACGCTGCTCAGCTCAAGGGCTTCCGGGTGGACAAGAAGAACTACACGCTGACCCCGATCATGTCGAACGGTGAGCTGGAGCCCATCAAGTTGCGTGATTACTTCGAGCAGTACAACGAGGAAAGCAATGGCTGATCGGATCATCGACGTCATTACTCCGGCGGACACCTTCGACCTCATGACGATCGAAGAGCTCAAAGTCATGTTCGGAATTTTGCCGACCGACACCAGTCAGGACGAGCTCCTCTCCATGTTCATCACCAACTACTCCGACCTGATCGCGACGTACTGTAATCGGGTGTTCGCTTATGAGGAGTTGACGGAGATTTGGCGCTGTGTGGATTACGATCAGACCAACGCGATGACCAGATTGTTCCTGAGCCACTACCCGTTGGACAAGGGTTACACGATCGTCTTGGAGAGCCCGACCGGGAGCACGCTCGATCCGTCCTCTTACGCTGTGGAATTGAAGTCGGGCAAGATCGAGTTGCTGAGCACCAACTCCGAGCCCATCAAGGTGACCTACGCCGGAGGTTACAAATTGCCAGACGAGGCTCCTCCGGCTCTGAAACAGGCGCTCGGTCTGATCATCAGAGAGGGTCAAGCCATGATGCAGCGGCTGGCCGTCAGCGGTGTCCGCAGCATCGCCCACAAGGACAGTCGGGTGCAATACTATGACAGCCAGGCCACCGCGGCCAAGTTGGGGACGATCGGAGTTTCGGCAGTCGGCATGAGTGCTGCGAACACACTGCTCATGCACTACGTCAGATTGGAAGTGTGATGGCCAGCTTGAGCGTAACCCTCGACGTTAGTCATTTGGTCGAGACCCTATCCAATATGGAAGAGCAACTCAAGAACTTCCCCCAGGATATGGGTGTGGAGTTGACAGCCTGGCAGACGGAGGACATGCATCGAAAGTATCCCAACACCACGGTGGATGAGACCTCCGCATCAACTGAGATTTGGCCGACCTCGAGGGTGGCTGAGCGAGATGGCAAGAAGATCGCGGCGGCATTCAGGGCGCAGCGCACCGCGACCAGAAAGCCTACTGTTTCTCTGAAGGGCAATACCAATCGTCCCATCCTCAGGCCAGAGCTTTACGATAAGCTGGTAGCTAGGATGGACAAATTGATGAGTGAGCAGCTCGCATGGCACTGAACATGTCAACTCTGGTCTACTCGCCTTGTCAAGACGTGTTTGGCAGGTCGGTGGTGTTCACATCAACCCTGGGCAACTCCTTCTCTGGGACGGCTCGTGGCATCTATGATAGTCGCTCACTCAACGTGGTGCTCGAGGACGGTAGCATCCTGTCCGATCAGGACACCATCCTCGACATCAGGACGGTTGAGTTCGCCACGCTGCCAGTGCAGGGTGATACGATCAACATCCCTGCCGATCCAGCCTCCGGCCTCCCTGCGCTGGGAGACTTCGAGATCACCGACGTCTCTCACAATGGAGGCGGGGAGGTTACTCTTCAACTCAAGTCTCTCACGACGGCTCAGACCAAGAAGCCGCCCAAGAGAACCTGGCCATGATCACCGAGACCCAGAGCTTCGCCCTGGATGTTCGCGACGCCATGCATGACACCGTGGCCGCCGATACGTACTTCTCTGGTTACACCTTTCGTAAGACCAGAATGCTGCCGATCCAAATCGCACTGCTTCCATACGTTGGCGTGTACATCGTGGACGAGATGATGGTGCCCGACGGGGATGCCAATGCCGGCTGCATCAGGTTCAACCATACCGCTCGCATCGGCTTCTCCGTGGTTCATGCTAACAACGATCAGGTCTCGCTCGAAAAGAGCATTGACGCGACGTATCTGAAGATCATGAGCCTGCTCTGGACCAACGCCAAATTGAACAACGTGTTGGTCAATGGCAATCCGGAGGGGATGGGGTTCGAGGGTGTGGTCAGAGGCTCGCGCCGTCACATCTTTGGATCTACGGGAGCTAACAATGAGACGCCGTTCGCGGAGCTTCAGTATGAGGTCAGTTGCTTCTCACGCTCCGAGTGGTATCCGGACATCACGGATATGCTGAATGAGATCGACGTCACGGTTGCGGTGAATAACATAGACACGACCCAAGTTCAGCCCATCACTATCAAGTACATGCTTGACGTTCTACGAGCAGCGAGGAGGAGTTAGCCATGGTTGCTGTGAAGACGGAAGTGTTGACCCCTGGCCAGCGAGCGAAGGCTCGTCTCCAGCGGGTGAGGGATATGAAGCGGGTCGAGGGTATCCGCGTAGTGCCGGCCGATGGCGAGGGGTTCACAGCAGATGGTATGCGCCGTCTGCTCAAGCATCCCACCGCTGGTGGCTTCCGCAGCGAGGGTGACATCGAGTGGCCCAATGACACCTTCACCAAGAAGAGGTTGAAGGAGGGCTCGGTCAAACTGGCCGAGCAGAAGAAGCAGGGCGAGCGTCAAGATCGGTCTCGCCAAACCCAGCGAGAGGAGTAATCATCCATGCCGATCAGTTTTGCCAACATTCCTGCCAACATCAAGGTCCCGCTGTATTGGGTCGAAGTCGATCCTAGCATGGCCGGCCTCGCAACGATCAACCTCAAGGCATTGATCGTAGGGACCATGACCACGGATGGTGACGCACCGCCTGACGTTCCGATCCCGATCGGGAGCCAGGCCCAGGCGGACATGCACTTCGGTCCTGGGTCCGAGCTGTCTCGGATGTTCCAGGCGTACTACAACAACAACTTCGCCAACGAGGTATGGGGTCTCCCGCTCTCAGAACCTCCGGCGTCTTCGGCCGCCACTGGCGACATCGTGGTCACCACTCCTCCGACGGAGGCTGGTACGATCCACCTCTACATCGCAGGCACTCACGTTCCGATTAACATCATGACGACCGATACTGCAGACACGATCGCTACGGCGATCGCAGACGCCATCAACACGTTCACTGATGTGATCGGCAATCCGGCGCTCCCGGTGACTGCCGTAGCGGCGACCGGTACGGTGACGCTGACCTCCCTGTTCAAGGGCGTCAACGGCAACGAGATCACGGTCCAGCTCAACTACTACGGTTCTATCGGGTCGGAGATGACCCCGGTGGGTCTGGTCATGACCCTGCCGGCCAACGGCATTCTCGCCGGTGGGGTGGGTACGCCAGACATGGCTACGGCGATCGCGAACATCCAGAAGAAGGACTTCGAGTTCGTGGCGATGCCGTACACGGATACCAACTCACTGTTCGATTGGGATCAGGAGTACGGATTTACTGACCAAGGTCGTTGGGGTTGGCAGCGTCAGCAGTTCGGCCACGTGTTCAGCGCCAAGCGCGGGACCTATGCCGCACTGATCACGTTTGGTGACACGCTGAACAGCGGCGTAGAGAGCATCATGGCATTTGAGACGACCACTCCGTCTCCGATGTTCGAGTGCTGTGCGGCTTATACGGCCAAGGCTCAGCGTGCTCTGATCAATGATCCTGCTCGCCCCTTGCAGACCCTCGCTCTGAACAAGATCAAGGGTTGCCCCTTGCAGGATCGCTTCGACTTCCCGGAGCTGAACAGTCTGGCCTCCAACGGCCTGGCCATCCAGGAGGTCGGCAGCGACGATCAGCCCATGATCCTTCGGGAGCAGACCACCTATCAGCTCAACCTCTATGGGATGGGCGATGATGCCTACGAGCTCGTGACCACGTTGGCCACGCTCGCCAAGTTGCTCCGCAATCAGAAGCATGCCATCACCAGCAAATTCCCTCGCTCCAAGCTGGCGGACGACGGGACCAAGTTCGGACCTGGCCAAGCGATCGTAACGCCAGGCATTATCAAGGCCGAGCTGGTCAACGAGTACCAGATGGACATGTGGAATGGGTTGGTCGAGAACCTCAAGGCGTTCAAGGCCAACCTGATCGTGGAGCGCGATCCCAACGATCCTAACCGGGTCAATGTGCTCTACCCGCCTGACCTGATCAACCAACTCCGTATCTTTGCCGTGTTGGCGCAGTTTCGCCTACAGTATGACAGAGGGATCGACACGGAGATTATTGGCGCGGCGCCACCTCCGTTCCAGGCTTCTTCGGGCGCTCCGGGCTGAGATCGAACAACTCAAAGAGAGGAGACTAGACGATGGCACAGCGGTTCGCTGGGATCGCGTTTCTAACCGTGGATGGCACGCAGCTGGCCCTTCGCGGAAATTTCACCGTAAGTCCAAGCGCCGTTGAGCGCACCATGATCGCCGGTCAAGACGGCGTGCATGGCTATCAAGAATTGCCTCGAGTGCCATACATCGAGGGAGACCTGTCCACTATCCCAGGTCTCCTCCTCGAGGACCTCGAGGCAGAGACGGACGTGACCGTGATCGCTCAGTTGGCGAACGGCATGCAATACACGCTGACTGGTGGAACGTGCAAGGCCGGCTTCGAGAACAACACTCGAGACGGTCAGGTGCGGGTCCGCTGGGAGGGCCTGGCTTGCCAGGAGATTTCTATCAGATAGGTGACGCATGGCAGAACCACAGATGAGAGGAAATGGCGGGACCCGTATGAGGGAGGGCTTTGTTGTGCCCGAGCCTCAGCTCCAGGCCCCGCTCTCGACCGAGCCGCAGTCGGCGGCTCCTCAAGAACCGCTGCCCTCACAAGTCAAGCCTGAGGCTCCCGCTCCCTCGCCGATACTGGATGAGACGGAGCGGATCAGGAAGGACATCAAGGAGAGTGCGGAGGATTGGCCGCTCACGGTCCAACTACTCTATCGTCCGGTCAAGAACGACAGGGGCGAGGAGGTCTGGAGCCTGACCTTCAGGGAGCCTCGGGCGGCCGAGATCAATCGGATCGGCAATCCGACCCGTATGCTCTGGGATGGTGAGATCATCATTGAAGAGCGCAAGATGACCTACATCATGGGTGCGCTCTGCGGCATCCTCCCGCCTCTGCTCGAGGCGATGGACCCGCGTGACTGGAACAGTTGTGCGTATCGTTTGCGTAAATTTTTTTTACCCGATCTGCGGGCGTGGTGACTACGGTCATCGACGACAGTATGATCATCGACTGCTATCGACTGGCTAGTTACTATCACCTCGATCCTCGCATGTTCCTCGAGATGTCCATCAGTGAGGTCCAGCTCCACTTGAGCAGGACGGCTCAGCTTGAGAGGACGCGCGCCAAGGAGAGCGGAGACTGATGCCCACTGAGCTACAAGAGCTACAGCTTCGCGTCTCGTTGATCAACGAGGCGTCCGAGGGTGTGGCCAAGCTCAAGGAGCAGCTCGGTCAAATCTCTGGGACCTCCGGCAAGCGGGCTATGGACAAGCTCAAGGAGGAGCAGGCCGAGCTGGCGAAGCAAGTCAAGGAGCTGGGTGAGCTCGTTACCGGTGGTAGCGAGGCCATGCTGGGTTACATCGGCAAGTTCGGCGCTGCCGGTATAGCCATGTCCGGGTTCGCCACGACCCTCTTGGTCGGGCTCGGGAGCCTGAAGGAGTGGTCGGACAGGGTCGTTGACTTGACCAATAAGGCCAAGGTCATCGGCATGCACCCGGCCGAACTGAAGAGCATCATCGAGCAGTATGAGCGGCTTGGTGTCTCTGCCGGAGTTGTCGAGCAGAGCATGGCTGGTTTCTCCACCACGATCGCGGAGATCAACCGGATCGGTGGCCACAAGCGGATGGAGATGGTCGAGGCCGCTGGTCAGTTCGGCGAGGTGATGGAGAAGGGCATCGAGCGTGTGGAGGCCCAGACCGATTGGGCCAGCAAGCTCGACCAAGTTTTGATCCAGGCCCAGAACGTCTACGACAACAGGCTCGCTGAGACCAAGGGCAACATCTCCGACGCGACCAAGAGTGAGAACGACTTCCTGAAGCTGTGGGGTCTCGATCCCTCGGTCAAGGTGCTCAAGGGCATCCAGAGGGTCTCGGAGGAAGAGAAGAAGCGACAAGAGGAGCGATCCAGATTAACGGCCGACTATAAGAAGCAGGTCACCGTTCTCAGTCAAGAGCTTGAGAGTTGGGGTGACGACATCAAGACCAGCATGTTGGCCGCGGACGGGACGATCGTCACCGGTCTGAAGATGTCCATCGAGTTGGTCAAGCTGCTCCACGAGGAGTGGAATAAGCCGTGGATGGGTGCGGCAGGTCGTACGCTGAGGTCCCTGATCACCAGAGGCGTGGGTCTGACGGCGATCGATCTGGTCAAGGCCGCGTTCGGTTTCCACAATGAGATCACCGATGATCCTGGCACCACATTCAGCCAGAGGTTCGGCCAGTCCCAAGCTCCCCACGCTCAGACCGACTTTGCGGAGAAGCTCAAGAAGCTAGGATTGGAGCGGTCGCCTCAGAACGATTACTCGCAGCCGGCTCACTTGCTCTCCGGCCCAGTGGGTGAGACCACCGGGAGCGATCAAATCCCCGGCATCGGTAAGGGCTGGGAGTGGATGCGAAGGTCGGAGAACATAGAGGACCGCAGGCAAATCGATGAGACCATGGTCCAGGGTGATGAGTACATCAAGTACATCCAGGCCAACACCGCGGAGACTAAGAGGCTGAATGATAACTTCCGGCTGCTCGATCGTGGCGAGGCTGTCCTGAGAGGTCTCGGAGGTCTCCCTGGGTTCGAGAGTGGGAAGAACGTCACAGGTGGAACGTATGGAGGAGGTGGGGCGAGTGGCAGTTGGGCCGCGCCATCACCGTCTGCTCCGAACGGCAGTTCAGTTGGTGGCGGAGACGGCAAAGGTGGTGGCGATAGCAATCCCTCCTCGGGGAAGGGTGGTGGATCGAGCTCTGAGCCAAGCTCCAGTCCGGTAGAGCAGTCCAACCCGGCCAATGCTCAGACCTCCGTTCCGCAGAGGTTCGTTTCCGATCTAACGGCCATGACCTTGGCCGGCGCCAAGCCGCACAACATCCACGCCTACATGCTCCAGCACGGGATCAATCTCAGTGAGGCCACTTGCGGTCAGTTCATGTCCTCCGTGGTCAAGGAGCATGGCGGCATTCCACCGAAGAACCCAGCTGTCGCTTCGAACTGGAATAAGTTCGGTGGTGCGGAAGGTGCCGGATACTCCAATGATCCGAATGCGATCAACATCGCGGTCAAGCAGGGCGCCAGCGTAGGGTCCACCGGCTCTCATGTCACGTCGGCAGTTCCGATCACGGATGCCAGTGGAAAGATCACAGGGTACAGAGGCGTTGGTGTCAATCAAGGCAAGCAGGGTGTGGCCGGTGTGGGTCAGTACGGCCGGGACGTCATCTCCAGCATCCCGTTGCGGATAGGCACGAGGCCGGGTGAGTATCAAATTCGCCATCAGATCGTAACGCCAGCTGCCGATACGGCTAGCGACGATCGTAAGACCATTGATCAGGCTTCTACGGACAAGGCGGTCAGGACCGTGAAGGTGGAGACCGGAGGCAAGCTGACCGCGGACGTGAATGCCCCGGCTGGTGCGGAGGTCAAGGTCGAGGGTGGCGGCGCGTTCAGCAAGACCGAAACAAATAGAACGATGCCGTTGCAATAATGCCAACCGAGATTGAAGAACTAAGGCTAGTCATTACGCTAACCGACAACGCGTCGGGAGCGATAGCCGCGATCCGCCAGCAGTACGCCGGTTTGAGCAGCGGTGCGACCCAGGGTCACGTTGAGAGGTTCAAGCGAAGCCACAACGAGCTGGCCAAACAGATCAAGGAGATGCAAGAGCTGGTGCTTGGCGGCGAGAAGGCCATGCTCGGCTTCGTCGGCAAGTTCGGTATAGCAGGGGCAGCGGTCGCCGCATTCGGAACGGTACTGGCCGAGGGCATCAAGGGTCTCAATGAGTTCTCCACCAAGCTGGTGGAGCTCAACAACAAGGCCAAGGTGATCGGTGTCCACCCGGCCGTGCTTAAGAGTATTGAGGAGCAGCTGGCCCAGATCGGAGTTGGAGCTGATCAGGCCGATGCTAACGTAGCGAGGTTCAACGAAGCCTATGCGAAGATGGGCCGAGTGGGCAGCGCCGAGCACTTCAAGCTCGTCCAGGATGCCGGCCACTACGGTCGCGAGATGGAGGCTGGTATCCAGACCATCCTCCACCAGCGGACGGAGGTCGCGAGGATCAACGAGGTTCTGGCCCAGGCCCAGAACGTCTACAACAACAGGCTGAAGGAGACCAATGGCAACATCGCCGATGCGACCGACTTCACCAAGCAGTTCATGGCCGCATGGGGGATCGATCCGACATTCGCGTTGATCCAGCATCTGCATGAGGTCAGCGACGAGGAGAAGAAGGTGATCACGGAGCGGTCTAAGGCGACCGCCGAATACTACAAGCAGACCACTATTCTGAAGCAGGAGTGGGATGACTGGATGGACGACATCAAGACCTCCGCGCTGGCGCCGGATGGTTTGATCGTTCAAGGTCTCCAGGAGATCATCCGGCTGGTCAAGTTCCTGCACAACGTCAACGAACCTCTGAAGCCTGGTCAGCGCTCGAAGAGTTGGGATGACATCGGAGAGGCTTGGCACAAGGCTAGCGAGACTGACAAGCAGAAGGAGGAGGAGCGGAAGAAGCGACAAGAGACCCCGCTGACTGAGAATGCCCTGAAGAAGTTTGGTCAAAAGAGCTTGGCTGATCAGCTTGGGCTCGGTAACATCCCGGACGTTGAGGGCAAGCCTGGTCAGCAACCGGCGGTTGGAGGTGCTGCCCATCTGCTCTCGTCGATGGGAGACACCACCGAAAACCACACCGATATCATGCGGGACAACACCGGTCAGCTCAAGAGGCTGAACGATTATCTCGCAGCGGAGCAACTCGGTATCAGACCAGGAGAAGCTGGTGGGCCAGGTGGCGGCGGTGGGATAGCTACTCAGGGCACTGTGCCCCAGAGCATGGGACCCACACCGACGACCACAGAGGCTCCGTCGGAGGCTGGGCCCTCCTCCTCCACCACCTCCACCGCGGCTCCCACGACCGCGCCCAGTCAGGCTTCCACGGTGCCCACGTCCGTCTCCACTGGGCCGGCGACCTCCGGGCCGGCTCCGTCAAGACCGGGTGGTGGCTCAGCTCCTCTGAACGCACCCGACCTTGATACGTTCACCAAGGGCACGAGGGCCAGGGGAGCGATCGGTGCTTCAACTCCAGAGGCGACTGCTGCCAGCATGGCCCAAAAGTTCGGAGAGGGGACCGGTGGTGGTGGCACCGACGCAGTTCAGGGCGAAGGAGCCGCAGCCCTGTTGGCCAGGAAGCGAGCTGGGTTTAAGGAGGAGCTCAAGGACCCGGAGACCCGCAAACTGCTCGGCGCCGTGATCAGCTCCGAGAACGTGGGAGCTGGCTCGGCCGTCGCAGAGAGCTTGATGAACCGTACCGAGTTGGTCAACGCCTCTCGCGCCAGGAGAGGATTGAAGCCACTCTCGCTCAAGCAGATGATGGGCACCTACGGTCATAGCTTCTATGGTCCGATCAAGCACGGATACATCGGAGAACACCTCCAGAAGATGAACGACCCGAAGTACGCTGCGGAGATGAATAAGCGGATCGATGCAGCGCTAGGTGGTGCCAATACGATCAAGAGCTACACGGATCAGGGCAGCAAGGGTGATCCTAACTACGAGGCTGGTGGGATCGGCGTCAATATCAACAAGGAGCGGTTCAACGACTGGGGTTATCCTGGCTCGGTGGAGTGGAGGAAGGCGAGACAAGCTGAGCTCGAGAAGGCCGACGCGACCGCCGACCCAAAGATGGCCGCAGCCGCAGCAGCTGATCGAGCTACGGTCGATCGCAAGTCCATCAAGACCGTGAAGGTGGATGCGACCGGCAGTGTGAAGGTGAATATCGCTGACGCTGGAGGCGACGCTACGCTAGGCAGTCAGAAGCTGTTCAAATCGACCACGCCAGAGCGCAGCACCCAGATGGTAGCGGCGGAGAGTGGACCGAAGGCTGACGCCCCGGCCACGTTCAAGGAGAGATTTGAGGCAGCCAACTGATGACTACGATTAAGGACATCCACCTTCCGTTCAGAGACGATTGGGTCACTGCGTCATTTCGCAGCGCTCCGTTCTTCTGTGAGGCGAATAGTAGGGACAGCGGTCGCAGGACTGTGGAGCATGAGTTTCCCAAGAAGGAGCTTCCGTACGCAGAGGACATGGGCAGGAGAGCGAAGCAGTTCACGGTCAGAGCGTACTGCATCACCCACCCCTTCACTATGGAGGGTCCTTTCCTGGACGGGCTGTACAACGTGGATTATCGGATCACCAGAGACGCGTTGATCACAGCGCTTGAGCAACCAGGTCCAGGCACGCTGATCTTCTCCACGCGGCCGTCCGAGAACGTTGTGGTCACCAGATATCGATTGACTGAGGAGGAGAAGTTCGGAGGTTACTGCACGTTCGATATTGAGTTCGCGGAGTTCGGTCTGCCGCCTCAGTACCTCACGCCCTCGCAGAACACGAACACCGTGCTCAATTCTGCCGCCGATACCTTGAGAGCTCAGACCCAGGCGGGCATGGCCGGGCCTGACCCACCGGCGGAGAACGCTACGTTCCAAGACAGGTTCGGAAATTGGGGCAATCAAAAGAGTATGTTGGTGAGATAGATGGAAAAGCCGGACGCAATAGAAGCCGAGGGCATCGTGATCAGATTGCTGGCCAATCTGCTCGGGTGCATCCAGGACAAGCAGGACGCAGGCATCCAAGCCAAGGTGGTGATCGGATGGGTGGCGGCCAATGCGCGGATGCTGCTCTACTATGATCAGATCGGAGCACCGCTGGACTTGTGCTTCGACCTCGTGCGACAGGCCGGGTGCGACCTCCCGCACATGGATGAGGTCCGCATCCTGCTGGACGTGGAGACCCCGCAGACGCTCGGGGCAACCATGATCAGGGACCGCTCCATCAACTTCGCCCTGTGCCAAGAGGGCAAGATCATCTCCAACATGACGTTCGTCAGCAGGCAGGACGTCGACGATCTGATCTACGCGATCCAGGCGCCGTTCAACAAGGCCGAGGAGATCGCCGCCGACACCATGGACCCGATGGACTATCAGGGCATCATTGAGCTTCGTGCAGCGATCGTCAACTACCTCGTTCAGACCAGCCGGCCCCTGCCCAGCATGTTGCAGTATCAATTCGCTAGACCTCTCCCGTCCCTGGTCATCTCCCATCGGCTCTATGGAGACGCAAGTCGATACGATGAGATACGAGCCGAGAACAAGATCGTCCATCCTGCGTTCTGCCCGGCCACCGGCCAGGCGCTCTCGGCGTGAGGGATGAATGGCTCAGGACGGCAGGCTGTATGTCTCACCCAACCGCACTCCGAGCCAGCAGGAGCCGGCCGGCAATGCGTATTCGATACCGCAGCGGCCGGCCAACTCCAGAGTACCGTACGAGCAGGCCACGCTGATCGTCAACGGGGTCAACTTCGAGGACTGGGAGACTATCTTCGTTCAGCTCCGCTGGCATGACAGTTGGTCCTACTTCCGGTTCACCAGCGTGGAGCGAGACACTCCGACTGGTCCTGGGGGTCAGTACCGTACCCACTTCTACGCCCAATTCATGCCCGGCAACGTCGCTCAGATCAATCTTGGTGGAGTGGATGTGCTGCGTGGATACATAGAGACCAGGCAAGTCTCCTATGATGCGACCCAACACGGCATCGAGCTCCAGGGCAAGAGCTGGACGGCTCCGATAGCCAGGAGCAGCGTCAATACCAAGAGCGGCAGCTTCGATGG